TTTCACCTTTAATTGAAAATCAGTCCAATATTAAACTATCATCTAGACCAAAAGAGGGTGATTTGGTTTATTTCCCTCTTGGAGATCGTCTATTTGAAATTAAGTATGTAGAGCACGAAAAACCTTTTTATCAACTTCAAGGACTATACACCTATGAGTTAAGATGTGAACTCTTTAGATATGAAGATGAACTTATTGATACTGGAATTGATAATATTGATGATAATATCACTGGGGAAGATGTATCAAATCCAGATCAAGTTGCCGTGGGTAACTTAACAACTCTTACTATGGTTGGAGTTGGAGTTACTGCAACCGCAACTGCTTCAATTGTAAATGGTGGTATTAGATTTATTACCGTTACAAATCGTGGTGGAGGATATGTCAGCACACCTACAGTTGGTATTTCATCTGCTCCTGTTGGTGGAGGAACTGCAAGTGCTGTTGCAGAGATGATTGGTGGTATCGTAGTTTGTACTGATAATACAAATCCACAGGCACAATCAGTTCAAAGCGTTGTTCTAACAAATGCAGGATATGGATATACCGTAACTCCTGGAGTAAGATTTATTGGTGGTGGTGGAAATGGTGCAACTGCTACTGCAACACTTGGAGATGGAATAGTTGGTATTATTACAGTCACAAATGCTGGATCTGGATATGTAATTCCACCATCTGTTATATTTACAGGAATTTCTTCAGTTTCTGCTGCTGCAACGGTAAGAGTTTCTGCTGCCGGAACAATCACATCAATTCGTATTACAAATGCTGGTCTTGGTTATACAGTGTCTCCAACCATTACGATTGCTAATCCTTCCTTAAATTCAACAGGAAGTTTTATTTTTAACGAACTTGTAACAGGATCTCAAAGCGGCGTAACTGCAAGAGTTAAATCTTGGAGTTCTGTTACAAATGTACTTCAAGTATCTCAAGTTACCGGTGAGTTTATTGCAGGAGAAAATATCGTTGGAACTGCATCCAGCGCATCACATTATTTAAGATCCATTGATGTAGATCCAGTCAATGATGGATATGCTTCAAATAAAGAAATTGAAGAAGAAGCAGACACAATCATAGATTTTAGCGAACGTAATCCATTTGGGATGCCATAACTTAGAATTATATAAATATTAGTTATTAATTGATTAAATAGTAGTATCATAAATTAAATTGTATGTTTGAATACTTTTATCACGAAATTTTACGAAGAACCATAGTTTCGTTTGGTTCTTTGTTTAATAATATTACCATTAAACACAAAGACAACTCAGATCAAGTTGTAAGCGTGATTAAAGTTCCTTTTGCATATGGACCAACTCAAAAGTTTCTTGCAAGACTCAATCAATCGCCAGATTTAAATAAACCAATTCAAATCACATTACCAAGAATGTCATTTGAATTTACTGGTTTAACTTATGATCCTACAAGAAAGGCTACTACGTCACAAACTTTTACTACAAAATCAGCAACTGACGGAAAAGAAACAAAGAAAGTTTATCTGCCGGTCCCATATAATTTACAATTTGAAGTTAGCATTATGTCGAAATTAAACGATGATGCTCTTCAAATTATAGAACAGATAATACCATACTTTCAACCAGCATACACAATGACGGTTGAATTAGTAGATGAAATCAACGAAAAAAGAGATGTTCCTGTAATTTTAGAGAACATTACAATGCAGGATGATTATGAAGGTGATTTCACAACTAGAAGAGTTCTAATTTATACATTAAGATTTACTGTAAAAACCTATCTATTTGGTCCTATTTCTTCTGCAACGAAAGATATCATCAAGAAAACTACTGTCAGTTATATTACTGGAGACACTACAAATACTCCATCAAGAGAAGTTGTTTATTCTGCAGAACCAAGAGCAATTAAAAATTACACTGGTATTGTTGTAACAAATATTACAAGCGATATTAATACGGAAGATACCCTAATTACTGTAAATAATGCATCTTCAATTTTACCAAATACATATCTGGATATTGAAGGAGAAGAAGTATTTGTAAAACTTGTATCTGGAAATGTTCTTACTGTTGAAAGAGGTAGAGATAATACATCAATTACCTCACACCTAGCTGGTGCTGAAATTAAATCAATTACAAGTACAGATAGTGAACTTATAGAAACTGGTGATGATTTTGGATTTAGTGGTTCTACATTTTAATAGAGTATGAAAATGACAAAAAAGTTTGATAAACTAAACGAAACTTTTAATGTAGATGGGGAAATAGTTCCAGTCGAAGCAGAAAATGTTTCTGAACAAATAGAAAAATATGCTTCTGATGCTGATGATATTAAAAAAGATTATGAGTATGCAAGGGGAAATTTGTACTCTCTTGTAGAAAAAAGTCAGGAAGCAATTAATAGTATGCTTGAATTAGCGCAAGAAAGTGAAATGCCTCGTGCTTATGAAGTTCTTGGACAATTAATTAAAACTGCTACTGAAACGACAGAAAAAATTATGTCATTGCATAAGATTAAAAAAGATGTTGAAGAAGATACTCCAAAAGGACCAACAACAGTCAATAATGCTCTTTTTGTAGGATCCACTACAGAACTAGCCAAACTTTTAAAGCAACAATCCCAAAATAAACCAGAACAATAAATACATAAAGGGTTCACTTAAGTAATGAATAAACTTAAATCTCATAAAACAGTTGAACAAATTGCAAAGAAGCATCGAATGGATGTTTCTGATATACAGAAGCAACTTGATATGGGAGAACCTATTGAGCATGAGCATACTCAAGATCACGATTTAGCAAAAGATATTGCTCTTCAGCATCTCGACGAATTCCCAGATTATTATACTCGTCTCAAAAAAATGGAGGCAACTGCAAAAAAAGAACATAAAAAATTTAAAGATGTTGTTGAAGGAAATCTTCGCGATTGGTTTGGTAAGTCAAAATCTAAAGATGGTAAATCTGGTTGGGTGAATGTTGTAACTGGTGGAACATGTGCAAGTGATGAACCTGGAGAAGGAACTCCAAAGTGTGTATCTTCATCCAAGAGAGCAAGTATGACAGACGCAGAAAGAAAGTCTGCGGCAAGAAGAAAAAAAGCAGCAGATCCTGGGCAGCAATCAAAATCGGATGCTGCAAAACCAACTTATGTTTCTACAGATAGTCCTAAAAAAATGAACGAAGAATCTGATAAAAAGGGTAAAGGCAGCGGCACAAAAGATGCTTGTTATACCAAAGTGAAGTCTCGCTATAGTGTTTGGCCAAGTGCATATGCTTCTGGTGCCTTAGTTAAATGTCGTAAAGTTGGTGCTGCAAACTGGGGAAATAAAACTGAATCATATCCAACCATAGCCGAAAGAATACTTGGTGAGGAGAAGTGTGGTAAAGGAATGTATTGGTGTAATACTGATGAGGTATGCAAACCCATACCAAATGGATTTAAAACTCCTGGACAAAAAACTAAACCAACTGAAGTGGGTATAGGAAAACCAGTTGAAAGTGGAGAAAAGTGTAATCATACAAAAAAAGGTAAATCATGCCCTGTTCATAGCAAAGAGGAGTGCCCTATGTCGGAGGCAAAAGAAAAAGATCAGGAATATTCAATGGCACGTTCAGAACTCTCTACTATTGCAAACGCAACAAAGAGACTTCAAAAAAAGATGAAGGGTGAAGGAAATATAGAAGCATGGGTACAATCAAAAATTACAAAGGCAGCAGACTACCTTGATAGTGCAGCAGATTATGTTGATAGTGGTGAGATGAATGTGGGTGAAGAAAAAAGTTTTACGATTGGAAATACAAAAAAACTTACAAGATCACAACAAAAACTTCATAGCATGACGCCTAAACAAAGAGCACAATTACCAGACGAAATGGTAAAAAAATTAACAGGTTCAGTAGATTTGCCGCCAGTTAATTTGAATAAAGAAGAAACTCTTGTAGATAAACTTACAAATGAGATTCTTGATGAAAAATGTTGGTCTGGTTATAAAAAGAAAGGAATGAAAACAATGTTTGGAAAAAAATATCCAAACTGCGTAAAAGAAGAAGATGTGACAATTGAAGATGCTGAAGGAAACACTTTTGCTGAAGTTATTGATCTTATCAAACCAGAACCAATCAAAGGATTCAAATCTCAAATTGAGGAAGTAACAAGACTTCAAGCACAAACAGGAAATGTAATTGCAATTACTCTTTCTTGGAGAGCAAAGTATTATTCACTTAAAATGTTTTTTCCACAAGTAAAACTTCCTACTCGTAAAGAAATAACTGACGAACTTCAAAAGGTTTATCCTGGGTCTAATGTAATTTACCATACAGTGTCTGAAATTCAACCAGGGCAACCATTAATTCAAGCATTTGGTCCACAAGGAGGAAGCATTGCAAAACCAGGACCTTCAAAAAAATATGTAAAACCTTATGGCGAACAAGTCGAAGTAGCAGAAGCAGGTGATTATTGGCACCCAGATCCAGAAAAAGATCGCAAGTTAGGTGGCCCTGGTCCAAATAAACGTGCTCGTGAAGATCGTGCTGCTGCATCTAAACCAAAAGAAGATCCCAAAAAATTAAGACCAGGTGAATCTTATATGGATTATGCAAAACGTCAAACAAATGAGGAAACCGCAGCATGGCAAAGAAAGGAAGGAAAAAATCCTGAGGGTGGATTAAACAAGAAGGGAATTGCATCATATAGAAGAGAAAATCCAGGTTCAAAACTTTCAATGGCAGTTACCACACCTCCATCACAATTAGATCCAGATTCCAAATCGGCAAAGAGAAGAAAGTCATTCTGTGCTCGTATGGGTGGAATGGCAGGCCCAATGAAAGATGAAAAAGGTCGCCCAACTAGAAAAGCATTATCACTTAAAAAATGGAATTGTTAATATGAGGAGTTTTTATTATGTCTAATGATGTTTATCTTGGTAATCCGCTTCTTAAGAAAGCAAATACTCCACATGAAT